CCTTTTTGACACCCTTTGTCAATGCAACAATTTGGTCATCAAGCTTTTTGCGCTTCTCATCCTTCTTGACTTCGGCGGCAGTCTTTGCTTTTTTCGGCATTATATTAATATCTTAGAAAAAAAATAGACCGTACTCTTTCACTCGAATTGTGAATAAAAACTTGACGGCCAAAATCATAAAATTTGACGACCCATTTTTGCCTATTTATTGTCGCCACCATGCAGAAGATGAATCCCATGACCCCCCACGTTCAGCGCATCGTCCACAACATCGTCGCGTACACGAATGTCAATTCGTATGGTATGCTTGAGGATTCTAATGGAAAGTACATCATCGACAAGAATGATTGGATTGTTAAACAGGTAGAATCCTATATCACGGATAACATTAAAGACTGTCAATCACTTATCTATGAATATGGAATTGATAAGGCGATTAGCCAAATGCAATACTACATCAAATACACTTACCAAATTGATTCTAAGGCTATGTGCTTTTACATTCTCCAGCAGATGGTATTTGAGGACGACGAGATTATTGATTGGTAATCCTTGGCCTTCTGCTTCTCTATTTCCTTGACCCATCGCTTTCGCCAGGCCTCTAGACGAGGGGGGAGGGGCTTGGTGCATTTCTTATCAAACTCTTTCAACTCGGATTCCATTCTACCTAATGAATCGAAAATAATTTAAGCTGACACCGGAGGATGAATAAAATTTGATGACTATTTTTTTCTAGATAGTAGTCAGATATGCCGAAACAGACGAAGCAACAGAAGGAGTTGTCCCTTATTCACTTTGTGGCAGATTTTACCATTATGCAAGAGAAGTTCAAGGATTCTACCATTGGTATGGTCCGCATCCCTGATTTTGAGGAAAATGGATGGTGGTACTGCAATATATGGAGAGATGTATGGCCTGATGGTTTCATCGAGTATTATATGGAGCGGTACTCAAAAAATATATTTGACCGCGAGATATGCAAAACCAAGAGGGACCAGCGGGATGCTATCCATGAATGGGCTTTCATTTACCCCTTGAATAATGTGGACCAACAGCTGGGTGGGGTTATTATGGGGGATTGGAGAGTCCAGGGGTTCTCCCGAAAAAAGGGGTTATAGTGGGGTGGCTTATGTAGACCTGCACATGTAAACCCTGCTCCAAAATGGTTGGCTATTTTTTAGGGGCGTCGGCGGCGCCCGCCGCCGACACCGTTTTTCCGTCCAGCTTTCTGATTTTTAGGTCTACAGGTCTACATAATATGGATATATCATATAGAAATACACATATTGTGATGTAAAATAGGGTGAAAAAACGATGTAGACCTAAAATGAGGGTCTCGTCGCAGGTCTACAGGAGGTCAGCATAGGTCTTCATGAATTAACCCGAGCGTCGGACCTCGTACACCATACCCGTGGCGTCCCTCGTCTTTACCACATGGGACCCATAATAAGGAAGTAGCTTTATTGCAAAGGAGCGGGACGTTCTGCAATAAGGAAGAGCATTCGTCGTGCACCATTCGCAATACTGGCGATACATACCCTCACAGCGGTGCACCGAGCCATTCTCGAGAGTCTCCAAGAACCGCTGTTCAGAAGAGAGAGACACTTCCTTGATATTGGTACGGAGCGTTGTTTCAGGTAGAGGGCGGACCTTCCACTGAGCAAGGGGAAGGGCCTCTAGCATCTGACCGATGGTCTGTATGTATTCAGGTCTATCAATTAACTCATACACACTAGTCCAATCCTGATTGACGAGTCGCGTTGATGCACTAATAGGAAAGATGCGACGGTCTGTATCATCTAGTTTGAATACGAAATTGGTCGTGAACGCATGGTGAATCTTATTATCCACATCGAAGGGCTTCTCACCCTTAGGATTATAGGTACGCAATGCGGATGTAAGAAGATTACGAAACGCACCAATGTTTTTATCTGTTAGATAATCTAACCCAACATCCTCTACATATTCAAAGATAGCCGATGAACTCTTTGTAGAATGCTTCTCCCAAAATGATGTACCCGAATGATGAGCCGAATGCAAAGACCCAATGATTGACATGATAATCTTTAGGAGAGTATCCTTACCTGTACCCTGGACGCGACTGTAAAACATCAGAGCCGTGCCGACTGGCGCAGATAGCGGGTTCTGAATCATATTGGCGAACCAGCGGAGAACATACTGAAATGTAATATCGTCATCACCACACACGGCTCTCATCAAATCTAGGAAATGAGCCTCATACATTTGGCGGTCCGCCGCGTCAACTTCCAATTGAAGTGATTTATAGTGCAATCCACGAAATACAGAGAATTCATCATCATCCACATCTTCCTTCATAACAAGGTTCTCGACAACACGACGTTTTGGGTCCTTTCGCCAATGGGTAATAAAGAGAGGCTGTTTTTCATCATCCACGAGGAGATGATTAAATGCCTCATTTGCATGTTCTAGGGAAAAGGTCCGCAACCCCGATTTACCCATCTCTACGATAGCATTACCAGGACGATAGTACGCATGGGTCTTCTCAAATTCCTCTTTCATCGCAAGATATTCCATATCCTCCTTATCATCGTTCATCTCCGAATCAGGAATGAACTCAAACTCCTTCTCGACTAACACGATATCATAGTTGAGACTATCCTTAACGGCTTTCTCGCAGTTGCGCAAATAGATAGATTCTACTTTACCACGCGCGGTGAATCCATCATAATCAAGAGAATCTAGTTTGATATTGTCCGTCTGAATCTGCAGAACCATCGCATCTAGAATGAAACGCTCCTCTCGTTGAATGACGTAGCTCACAAAACACCCATCAATATTTTTCTTATTCTGTTCACGGACTGCCTTCAATAGAGCACTATGACATTCCTCAGTCTTTAACAACGTGGTGAATGTAGCAATCTCCTTTTTAATATCAGAAATGATATGGTGAGATACAACACCATCCTCGATGGTAAGCGGTGCATGACAGTGAACCTTTGTATAGCCATTGTAAAGCGTAATGGTAAAGAGGTCTTTCACCTGCTGTTTGGTGAGACCGCATTCTTTCATTAACTTCGCGCGAATCTCATCCGTGTTCTTCGCATAATATTCCAAATGAGGCATAGCCAAATTGAAATGATTTTTGGCGTATTGATAGATGATAGTGGAATGACAATTTTTGATATCAACATTGGTATGGGTCTTACGAAGAAGAGTACCACGCAATATACCCTCTAAACACTCAAAGCCCTGAGGTGTAGAGTAATAGCGACCATAACCGAGACGACCCATTTCATTGGTGATAGAATGGCGATAAATGACAGGAGTACCCATCACTATATCCGAGCAGTATTTACCCTTCTTTGCATCATATAATCCCTTAAGAATAGCAGACTGGGCCTTACTCATCATTTTACCACGCTTATTCCACAACGTACCCATCGCCTTTGTGCTGTAAGTAGCGACAAGTTCATACACTTTCCCATTTGCGCTAACCGTGTTGATACCAGGAGTCTCCATGTCTTCTATAGAGGACAGAGAGAATAAACTTTAAACCGGAACACGGGGCGTCAATTTTATACCGACGCCGGAGGAATCTCGGGCTCCGTGGAATTTTTTCGAGGACGACCACGGGGTCTGCCGGTAGGCTTCTTCACACGGTGCTTCCCACGATGTCTAGCGCGTTCCCTTTCAACCCATGCAAGGGCTGACATAATATCTTCAATAGTAGTACCATCATCCAGTATTTGAATCTGATTTCCAACGGTGTCAATAATATCGATTGCCATCTCTCTCTATTAAGAACTCGGAGGATTTTTTTTAGGTTCAATCCCACTTACCCCTACCCTAAGGGTGAGGCTCTGCCGAGCCCTTACCAAAGAAGCCATTTCGCTAAGGCCTCCCCTAGGCTATCTTGCGTATGCCGTTGATGATAACTGGTTCGGTGATGTTCTGCAATGATTTTCCCATCTTCTTGTAAGAAAGTAGGATAATCCTTGTAGCGGATGTCGCCAATGGAGGCTACCTTTTCACCATGCTGATAGACATCTATCTTTTTACCTTTACGAGTAGAGGGGCGCACCTCCACGCCAATCGCTTTAGCCTTCTTCTTTGTATATTCCGTAATGACATACATCCTGACTATACGAAAGAAAAATCCGTATTCTTTTTCTATCCCCTTATAAATGGCGGACCTGTCCAAATTGTTCAAGGCACATGACCATGATGTGGTCGATAACAAGGCACCGGTCCTCAAGAACACCAAGGCCGTGCAGATGATGATTGTAGGAGCAAAAAGGAGTGGAAAAAGTAGCCTCATCCTATCCTTGCTCTCTTCTACGAAGTTGTACAAGAACTACTTTCACAATATCTACATGATTAGCCCAAGTACCTCCGACGGGAAGATGACCCCGCTCATCAGGGAACTGGAGAGTCAGGGGAAGTTTTATAAAGAGCTCAATGAGGCAAATATCGAGAAGATTCTGAACGAAATCAAGGCGGAACAGGATGCACTGAAGATGAAGGAGAAGAAGCTGAAAAAGAAACTCCCTCCGATATACAATCTTCTGATTCTAGATGATGTGATGGCGGACCTGCCTCGCTCCTTCAAAAAGAACAAAATCACCAGCCTCTTCATGAATGCACGACATTTCTCCCTGAGTACCATGATTGTGAGCCAGGTATACAAGGGTGTCCCCGCTCAGGTACGGAAGCAGACCGATGTCATCTATACCTTTCCCCTCGTCAAGAAAGAGAAGGAGGCCATGTGTGAGGACTGGGATATCCCTGAAGTAGTATTTGATGTGGCATTCGAGGATGAGAGCGACCATCCCTTCCTAACAGCGAATGTGGTCAGCAAACAGCACCCCTGCTTTTTCAGAAAAATGAGTCCGATGATACTAAGCGATTCAGACGATGAATAATTATCTACGGATAGAGTATAGAATGCTGTACCAATTCCCTGTTTACTGGGATGACATCTCGGCATATACCGCGAATACTTCCTTGACGGAAATTACCATCACACGAGACATTGCACTGTATGGAGGTCCCTTCAAGTGCCGTGTGGTAGGCTTCACCTACGCTGATAACCTCGCCAACGCAGTAGCGGCAGACAATCAGGATATCGTACAGATTCGTTCGAGTAAGTTCGTATTCCCACTCTTTTCCCGTCAGGGTCTCCTCTTTACCAATCGTGAAGAGCACGTGCATCCAGGCATGAAGGGACACTATGAGTTTGTGATTGATAATATTGGTGGAGACATAGACCTCACCATTAGTGTTAAACAATTCAATGTAAACCGCACCGCCAACACCGCCGCGACATGGAATGATACTGGCTTCATCGCCTTGATTTTGAGCCTGGATATTGAGCCGATGAGCCCTGACGAACGTGTACGTGTATAAATCTCATTAAATCGTATTTTTACGAATAAATGAGAATAGCAACAAAGTTCAAAGAAGATTTTTCTTTTGATTAACGCTTCACCTCCATTACACCATCGGCCTGGAACGCGAGAAGTGTATCGTACAAGCACATCACGTTTACGAGGTAGGTCGGGTTCGCGGTAAAACCCGTCAGCTGGATGTTGACGTTCGAGACTGGGCTTCCACCGAAGATGGTACCCTCATCATCAAACGATGTGCAATCAAAGCCAAGGGCAAAGTAGCCCGTGTTATACGTTGAGAAGGTGCTGATGGATGGCTGAATCACCGATGACTGGATGTTGTTGTGGAGAGCCTGTTTCAGCTGAATGAGCTGCATGACTGGGGTGTCAAAGATAGACGAGTTCTTGACATTGCCGTCCAAATACAATTGAGCATTCACACCCGAACCCCATGCCGTCGATGTATCCGATGCATCACGGATATACTGAATCGGAGTCGCCGACGCATACGCCGCAGCATTTACAATGCTGACAAAGCAACTGCGCAGCGAACTGGCGTTGAGGCCCAGCGTATACGATGACATGACCGACTTGTTGACCTGGACGTTGAGCCACGACTGCAGCGGCATGATGAATGGGTGGCCACCCTGGACCGCCGAGCGCTCGGCCTCAATGAGGCTGTGAGGGACCTCGAGGACCTCATAGCAGAGGTAGGCGTTGCTGACCTGGAAGTCCGTTCCAAGGGTCGTGGCTCCAACGGTGATACCACGAGCAAAGGAAGAAATATCAAGTTGTAAGGTCATTGGGTTTCGAGCAAGGAACAACGGAAAATCAATGGACGAGTTCTGAAAGCATGATAGTGGCAACGGGAGACAGAGGTCAATGTACGAGTTCACAGTATCCGCAGCGGTATCCCATTGGCGGTTGATACCTAGCAGGGACTGACCCTCACCGAAGATATAACTAGGGTTTGAATTGTGCGCAAGGAGCATGTCCATGACGCTGTTCACATAATTCATTTGGTCGCAAACAGCCGAACCCGTGCCGTAGAGAGTCAGACGCTGAATCCACGAATAACCGTTCGACAGCACTGGAATGTAGGGAGCCGCTGAAGCCGAGCCCGGACCCTTGAATCCGACCGCCGTCGCAGCACCCGCATACGTTGCTGCGACAGTCGCGCCAGTCGTTGAGATGCGGCAGCGCAAGTACATCGTCTCACGAGAAATTGCGCCGTTCGTGGGAGGAATTTGCCAAAGCAGGACACCGCCTGAAGATTGCGACGAGGACGACGAGGTCGCCAACTGGAAATGGCGGTTGTTGGCTCGGATGGCCTGAGCCGAGTTGTTGGACTTCAGCGAAGCCGGAATCTCCTGGGTCTGATAACCATGCGACTCGCTGACAACGCCTGTAAAGTGAGCACCGGATGACATTCTATACCTGGTGGCGAGAAATTAATTCTCGGAAGTCCTTAACGCTTCACATAATTGGTGTAATCCAACTTCTGAAGGTCGGCCATCGAACGGCGATGGCCATCTCCCATATCGTGCTCTTCCACTTGACCTCCCACCGCAAAGTAGAGCATCGGTTTTTGGGCAGAGCTCTCCCAAAGACCGGGGTGAAACTTCTTATCCAGCGAAGAATTGGAAATCAAGTTCGCCGTACCAACGGCATAATGACCCAACTCACGGAAGTCCTTACGTGGATGCATGTGTCGTTTCGATAGCATTTCTAGTAGGGGTCTCTATTTCTTTTTGCTTTTTTCTTTCTTTTGCGGCCTCTATCTCTTTTTCTAACTGCTTCTTATGTGCAATCAGCTCCTCTAGGACCTTATCCCGTTCCATGATGAGGGATTGTGGAACGGCAACCGTGGGCATCTCGATTTTATCCCGTCCCTCATTATTCGGTTTTAGCTGTACTTCATCAAAAACAATCTGAAAACCATAGGGAAGACCACATAAATCAAGATTATAGGCTTCATTCAAGTTATCGGACCAATAGAAGTTGAGGGAGGTGATTTCAGAATTGGAGAGCATCTGTTTTTGCTCATTACGATAGTAAATCCATGAATTTGGTAATGTAGGTACGGGTACCCTTGCAAGTACGTCCGCCTGGGAATAGGGTGCAACGACTGCCTCCCAAGCAGTACCGAACTTGAGCGAATCGGAGCGGAGAAAGATAGCATTGACAGGGTTCACGAGTACCTTGTTGATGGAGGTCAATACAATCAGATTGGAGAATGTTTGGTCTGCCTGAGGGAAGCCGAACATGAGACCCATAACGTAATTGCCGCTAAACTTAAGCGTAATCGAGGTGCTTACTGCCGATAGGATAAAGGTGCAATAGCTAGTATTCTGATTGTATGTAAGGGAAATGGCTGTAAGAGACCAAGAAGGACGCTGGGTGATGATGTCCTTATTAAGGGCGGATAAGAAGGCGGTAATGGCGTTAGTGATATTATAGTTTCCGACGGGCATCTGAAAGGACCTTGTGAAACTTCCGGTACCATCAGTGAACGTATAATATAACGTATTATATGTCGACGATAGCTGATTGAAGCTATAAGGGACTTCCAAAAAGGGAATACTCACGAGAAACCGATTCGCACGATTGGACAAAGTGAGTGCAGGGTTAATGTTAAACGTGCAATTATTTGAGTTGCCGCCCGAGGTTGCTTGGCGACTGTTGAGGTAGAGAGTATAACTTTTCACCAGCTCCATAACTTTATTATACTTTAGATTTTGTAGCATAATACCATTCACGCCGGGTCTGACCAGGGATTTTTTTATTGACACATGGAGTGTCTTTAATGATTTCAGCCTCTCTCAGTCTTAATTCGGCATGAGAGGTGCATGGATACTCCTCTATCAATTCAAGCTTACATTTATCAACACCATGTTTATCCAGAATATGACAGGAAGTCAACTTAGCCTTTCGCTTAAAATCATGCTTATGCTCCGTCCATCGTGTTTCTAATGAGCGAGTCGTGGAACCAATGTAAATATCATCACCTCCGACAATCCGGTATATCTTACTTTTAGAAAAGTCCATTTGTATGGTATAGAGATGTTTTAAGAATCAATTTTTATATATAGCATTAATAAAGAAAGATGGCCTCGGCAAACGGTCTCATCAATAACAACCTGGCTGTGAATACCCTGGACGGATTAACTACCGTAAGCACTTCGGGCGGAACTGTTGACCCCACCCTCTATGTGAAATATGCAGCAAATACCAGTGATACTGACCTATCGGGCTACAATATCACAACCTCTCGTCCTCCAACGGGGACATTTGATTTAACCAATAAATCGTATGTCGATACGACGGCGAATGCGGTGGCGAACTTCGCGGCGGCCAACTATGTCCCTTATGGGACAGGGTCGGCAACCAATGCCGTTCAGGATGTGGATTTGACTCGGTCAGGCAATTATTCGCTCAAGGGCTACACGTTGACGGCGACGAATAAGGTGGTGGCTCCCACGGCGCAATTTACCGCCATCACCAGTGCGACTCCTGCCCTAGCCCTCGGCGTGGATGGGTCGGGCAACTTGAATTCTTTTGCAGTTCCATCAGGCACGGGACTTCTTACATCAAATAATACCTGGACGGGTACCAATGATTTCAATAATAATTTTACAGCGGGTAGGAGCGCCATCACCGCCACCACTACCGCCACGACATGGAATCAGCCCTATTGGACGGCGGGTACAGGAACCGCCACCTATTCTTATAACACGGGAACATCACAAGGGACGGCCTATGGTAATGTTGGCACGACCACATTTCAATTGAACTCGACAGGCCTGGTGGCTGGATATGGGCAAACCTATCAGATGACGATTACCAACATGGTCTTCAGCACACCTGCGTCAGGTAGTGTATCTTTTGAAATTAGACAGAGCGGAACACTGCTCTATCAAAGTGGAGCAATCTTCCCCTATACCAGCACGACACGAACCTTCTCATTTGCGGTACAAGCAAATGGTACTTCTATTAGCATCGTTATCACGGACTACGCGGGTGCTGCATCGCAACCCTATTTCTTCTTTGGAGGCATCACACTGACAGCCCTTACCACTAAAATAGCCAATCCCCTTATCACAGGTAATTTACAAATTGGAGATGCTACCTATCCATCTTTAACTAACTACATATATGGTGATGTCAGTATTACAGGTGTGATTACCGCAACAGGAGTTGCGACGGGAACACCTGCGACCACGATTGGATTGAACGCATCGAATCAGCTGATTAAATATACTGGTGTATCAGGGTCCGTATCAGCATCCTATATCCCCTATGCTTCATCGGCGAATGTATTGGCGAATAGTGTTCTCTATCAAAGCGGGTCAAATGTGGGACTGGGTACAACCTCACCAGCCTACAAATTAGATGTATCAGGCGATATGAGAGCCACGGGTTCGCTTCTCTTTGGAGCAGGAGCTTATGCCCCTGGGTGTATTTTTGCCAATGCGGATTGGGCTGCTATTCTACGAGCCTATACCGCATCGCCCAATATCAATAAGTTTCTATTAACAGATAATGCGGATACCCATTTGTTTGGGGTAGATTTGAATAATCGTTTATATATCAGCCAAACTCTTCGTGGCTCAGGTACAACAAGAAATAGCGGTATTGCTCGTTTGACGATTAACAGTGATTACAATGACGGTACTACTGGTTTCGCTATTAATGCGAGTGATAACACGACCGATGATTATACGATGCGTCTATACCCCTATGTCGTTTCAGGTGGTATAGTAGGATATCTCTTTTCAACACTAAATAATGCTACTACCTATTATCCTCTTTCGTTTAATCGTGATAGAGTGGGTGTTAATAACATAAGTCCTACTCAGCCATTCAATGTACAAGGGACAACCGCTATTCAAGGTGTAAATAGTCAGGGCTTAACAACTAATTCGGGCGGTCATTTATTCTTTTTAACCAATAGCGATAGCTATGTCTATCCAACGATTGGATTATTTAATTACAACCATAGCAACATGGCTCTCATGATGGATATGTATTATGATGGTAATTGGAGAAACTCAACATCAGGAACGGGCTATATGTGGTATAAGAATAGTGATGTATTCACATTGAGCTATGGAACATCAGGAAGTTCAGGAGGAGCATTTACCCCTAATACCGCCATGAATGTGAATAACGCAGGAGCAATCCGCTTTAACTCTCAACCCTATTGCCGTCTATATGGCTATGGAGCAGGTTCGATTGGAATTACAGTTGGTGGTCTTTGGGGTGCGAACTGTTTAACGGTTGGCGAAAGTGTGGGAATGTCAAATGTCGCTGGTAATGGCTGGTTAGCTTCTATTGGTGTATTCTATGCCCCACAGGCTGGGTTGTATCAAATCAATGCTACTTTTTATTGGAACTCGTTTGTTGCGGGTAATCGTATGATGTTGCGACACGCCAACTCAGGAGGAAGCATTAAATCAAACTCGTACTGTTGTATTGAGGGAGCGGGTATTGCGTTAGATACCATTCGTCAATATTCTACCATGTTAAACTGTGATGTTGGCGATATTATCTATTTCTATATGGCGAGTGGTTCAGGGACATGTTATGGCTATTTTGCTGGGTACGAACACAGTTCCATGACAATTTATATGATTCATTAATTTCTCACTCATAAGAAATGGAAGAATACAAAGAGCAACCCCCACCCCTTTATTACAAAGTAGATGTCCCAATAGGTGTGATAGCGCCTGATTCTAATCTCTCCCCGACACCACAGGATAATCGAGCGCTATTGGAAGAACAGGCCAAGCAAATTGCTGAACTTACGGCCTTGGTGCAAAGCCTTTTGAAAAAATAATATCATGATAAGGTACGATGTCCGTCAGTGTTCCCCCACCACTCCCACCGGTTTTACAAGTTGCCGATAAAGTGGTTCAGGTGGTTGTAGACAAAGTGAATGAAGCGATAGATGCGCCCATGGTAGTACCTGATGAGGGTGAGCCGATGCTCGTTCTCATTTCAAAAGACCTAGAAGAAGGTGATGTTGCTGTTTTTAAGGAGTTTGGTAAAGTGGGTGTTTGGAAAGAGCAGTTTATCAACATCCCCTTCTCCAAGCTCGAGCCGTGCGATTACCGCATCGTGGATATCCGCCTCAAGTCCGCTCGTCTTTCCCTTGGTAAGGAGGACCTCACCAAATACAATGTCTGTCATTATGTTAGCTGGGTGCAGAAGGCCGAAGAGTACATTGCCCAAGTCCCAGGAAACGTACTGACGAGCATTCCCCGCCACGCGGTGAACAAAGCTGATTTCGATACGCAGCTCCTCAACCCGAAGATTGTTTCTCCTTCATTGGTAAAGAGTTTTTTAAGACTTGTGGCGGGATGCTTGTCCAAATGAAAAGATGGATTGTGCAATACATCTATGGTCTCGCCAAGACATTTGTCATCACGCAGTCATTAACACATTTTAATATCTCCCCACTCATCATCAGTGGAATCCTAACGGTGATATGATGTGGTTCCTTGTGGTCATCGCTATATTTAATTTCTTCTATCTCATTATAGCAATGGGCAACGCAATCAAATCGTTCGGCAAGTTTGTCGCCAAAGCAGTCATCACGGCGGGTGGTAATCTCGTTCCGGTGGTGGGAGGTCCTTTGGCCTCCTACATCAACTCGAAGTTCGCGAAGGGCTCGTATGATATCGGTACACCCGGTGTCCCGTTGCCTGATGGTGCAAAGGTGAAGCAAATCACGACACCCGCGCAGCTCACGGCATTGGTCAAGCAATACCCTGAGGAGGCTCAGAAGGCAGGATTGACAGTAGACATGATTAAGGAGGAGGTCAAGGAGGCCAAGGAACAAGCCAAGGCGGTGGGAGGTATGGTCAGCGTCCTTAAGGGTCGCCCAATTGGTATCAGTGGTCTCGCCCAGGCTGATAAGGTGATGCCGAAAGAGACCAAAGATTCCGTCCAGCCCGTTGTATCTCGAGCGGTGGGTGGTGATGTACCAAAGGCCAAGAAGCCCCGCTCGGCAGCACAGAAAGCAGCTATTGCAAAGCTGGTGGAGTACAATAAGAAGAAGCGTGAGGGAAAGCAATAAATCTACGAATAATATATTGTATTATCAGTAGATGGACCCTAATATCACTAAGAAAGGACTCCTAGCGCTAAAGGACTCGAAACCTGTCCCGATTACGGCACATTCCCATGAAATCGTGGTACCTTGTGTATATACGGAGACAGTGAAGAAGATGATGAAGGCCAAGGGGATTGAATTGCCCTTGAGCCATGCGAAGTTGGCGGAGCTTCGTAAAATCGCCAAAGCGACTCCAGGACATTATGAACCTGATAAGGATGACAAAGCAGGTGGCTCGTCTCATGCAAAGGGAACGATGAATGTCGGTGGGAAGAAGAATCAGGCATCGCAACAGATTGCGAAGCAGACTCAAAAGGTGCAGATTTTTCTCGACCGCCGAACGGGACGAAAGAAGACACGCCGTCCGCGAACCACCACCTCCATACCCATGCAGGGTCCTCAAATGGTTAACCCCCCTGCCTATAATACGATACGTCCCTTTGTCGCGAATACTCCAATGGGATTCTACCCATCCGCTGTGAAGTCAGAGGAGTCCATGAGAGCCGAAAAGGAGAAAGATGCAGCCGCTCAATTACTGCGGGATGAAGCGCTGAAAAAACGCACGGATGTGCTAGAGGCTCTCATTCGCCGCTCTGAAGAAGTGGAGCGGAATTCACAACGACACGTACTAAGCGACCTGATATCTGCCTCGCCGTGGAGTCAGCCACCCACTTCCCCATCAGGGTCAGGGCGTGGTGATTTTCCTGACTTGGAAGTAGGGCATCGTGGACCCGAGAAGCCCGAGGAGAAGCCTGAGGAAAAAATTGAAGAGAAACCCGAACCTGAACAGCCTCGTCTTACCAAAGATGAACTCATAGAATTGTTGAAAGAAATTGGTGAATGGCCAAGAGGAAAAGGGGCACAACGAGCAATGGAAGCACATGCATCTCAAAAGATGGGTAGAAATATGATGCATATTGGTACCACGTTTGATAAGTCCAAAGAACGAATCGAAGGATATATCAGAAACGCAATCAAAGCCATTGCAGAGCATTAATCCTTTTTGACATAAAGTTTTTGTTGTGCAACCGATTGGCCCATGTCCGCCGCCTTCTCCTCGAGCTCATCAATTTTTGGTCCGAGGTTATCGGTGATGTATGAATGGCGCAACATGTTCACGCTGACATTCTTCTTAAATACTGAATTGAGAATCTTAGAAATACTAGCCGAAGTAAGCTTCTTCCCTGCATAATCCGAAAACAGGTACTCCCCTGGATTCTTCTTCGTCCACTTGTTCAATAGCATTTCCAGCGTCTTCGGAGTCTTCACCGCCTGATGCCCATAGAACTTCGCCGTCTTGTAATCATTGAAATGGAACGTACCCTTATGGTAGTAGTTGTCCTTCTTCTCATCATAGTCCTTGACCTTCATCTCACTGAAGTCCTTGGCGCGGCGCGGCGGTATCAAGACATAACAAGCAAGTAGAACGAACTTTTGTAATTCTAGCAGATTCTCACGGTCAGTATTCTCCGCTTTCAGCACCCATGCAACCTTTTCTTTCAGCTTCTCAAAGGTCTTCAACACATCGTCCCATGAAATCCAGTTCTCGCGTTGGGTGTCCGTCATCTTGTTTTCCTTCTCCTGCGTATTGTACTTCTGTGCATCTTCCATCATCTGCTTTCGGAACAGCTCGACCACGGCTGGTTTCTCATCCTTTGAGATGCAGATGATAGCAGATAGAATCGTCTTGCGTACATTGAACTTAATACCATCTAGGTGCGCCAATACTTTTGCATGGTCTGCGAAGAACAGTTTGTGATTGAAGGCTGTGTCGCGACCGAATACATCTTCATAGAGGTTCTTAAGGACATTGCGGTACGTCTTGATGCTTCCTGCAGATAGGTGCTCTCGGCAATGCTTGATGTAAGTCTCTAGCTGGGTCAGCTCGGTGTCTTTCATTTCTAATAATATAGAAAGAAAATAACCGGGAATTATCGTATTTTACTTTTTAGAATCTTTCTCCTCCTCTTGACAATGAGAGCATCTAATATAGCAAATGGGAGGAACTGGCTTCTCGCGAAGTTGTTTCTCGAGTTCAAGGAGACGTTTCTGCAGATAGTCAATTGTAGTGCTCTGCTCGTCATTCATCTTCAAAAGGAGATTTTGTTCCTGTTCAAAGGTAAATGGAATGTCAGGAAGGTCGCAATCGCTATCATTATCAATCTTGGGAGCGCTTGAGCCGGTGGGGCCGTTTGCACCAATGACACGTACATCCAATTCAACACCGACGGGGCCTGGTGGAGTGATGATAGTTGCCGGGAGAGCATGGTCAGGTTTCATTCGATTGTAGAAGTCCATCTATACTCTAGCCATAGAAAATAATTTGACAATAAACGAATTTTCCAACAGCCGGAGAATCTGAAAATTGAATATATTTAGACTTTTCTGTATACAGACAGGCCTAAAGCTCCAATTAAAAATTTTTCTTTCCCGTATTTAGGCTGTCCGGATATGTTTTTTAACTGATTTATTTTAAATCTGTAGATATTATATACAGCAAAGTATGGATATCGCCATTCCCCCAAGGAAAAAGCGATTTGTGATGTCCCGTAAGTTCTTCTTAGAGCAACAACGGTACTTTCTCATTGAGCATCGTAAGGCTCGTACACGAAAAAAAATTGAAGTCGTAGAGTTCCCGAAGAATGATGACCCATTCACTTTATCTTTCATGTAGTAGAATGATTCCGAAGACTCGTCCTACTATGGGTCGTCGCTTACTTGACCAGCGATTGGCTACGGGCTCCGAGGATGTATCCGCTGTGAGCGAGGCCGTGCATAAGGTCATTGACTGGTGGACGGGTACCCCTGTCCCACCACAGGTCGCCAACTTTCTCAAGGCACATGGTGAGGACAAGATTACTTCTTTGATGGTGGGACGGACTCCCATTAGCGCGACATTAGACCTGGCCCTCGATGTGATGAGTGGCGGCAAGTTCGGACAGGTCAAGAAGAAACTCGGCTATGACAAGTTCTTCCACTTGTTCGTGGTGGTGAATGGTAAACATCGCATCGAAAAGAATGAATTGTTTAACATAATTCCTTACTCAAAGGCTGCCGAGGAGGAGGACATGCCCGTCAGCCTGGAAGGCAAGGACCTCACCATCAGTCAGTTCATGTCCAATGCATCCAAAGGCGACGAGACAGATTTCTATCGCAATTACAATGCCTTCGGAGCCAACTGTCAAGCGATGGTCATGAAGCTCCTTAGCCGCAATCACCTCGTGAACGCTGAGATAGCTCACTTCGTTAAGCAGAACGTAGAAGAGTTCGCGAGAGAACATGACCTAATTGATAAATCAAAGGCCATCACTGACCTTGGTTCCGTCCTGAACCGTCTCCTTCAACTCGCCACGGGCGGCAAGAAGCACTTTAGCGTCGGTGGTCGCATTGGCCTCGTTCGCCAACCCCGCCGCTAGGTTCACTGGCTCCACCTCATCCGTACCATACCATTGTCTAATGTATTGAAAACGGTCCGTCTTCGTACTGCTCGTCTTCATTGCATCAAATAGGGCAATCAGCTTGTCCCGGTCAGCCTGGACGGTCCGATAGGCCAATAAATTCTGAGCGAGGGTCCCTTTTTGCATTCTATATCCGGTTTAGATTTTTTTCGTAGAAATTATTTTCTCCGTCCAATTCAGAAACGAATGGATAGCCTATCGAGCGACTCAAGCGATTCCGACCGGGATGATACGGAAGTTTTGGAGAGGACCACCCAAGACCTGACGTTAAATCAGGTAAATGATATGGTGCGAGAATATGAAAAGATGGAGAAACGGGAAAGAAAGATTAGGAAGGATTCGTATGCCGCTAAGGAGACTGTCATCATGAGTCCCGAACAATTGGCTCAAATTACCCTTACCAAGAAGCAACTAAGGCAGATTGAGGCCAAGGAGAAGAAGGAGCGGACGGAGAAGCAGAAAGAGGCGACCCGTAAACTGTTAGACCTGCGAAAGGCACAGGCGGAACAGGCTATCATTGCGAAGGCACCCGTGAAGCGAAAGACTCCTCGACCAAAAGTAGTAGCAGTACAAGAGGAAGAAGAAGAGGAACCAGTTGCAGAGCCAAAGACAAAATCATTCCAAGCAAAGAAACCAGCATTAGAAGTAGATGAAGTGGAACAGAAGGTCGAGAAGCTAACTAAGCTGAACAATGTTTTATCATCTAATCCTTACTATGCTCAGGTGATGGCTTCACGAGGGGTTCGCTTTTAGGAGATTCGGGAAAGGGCGGTAATGGGTCAAGCTGATGGTCAACTTGCCTTCCGTACCATTCAAGCAAACGATAGGGCGACAAGCTATGCCTCCCCTGTGCAAGGATGATGGGTTTGGGTTTCACTTCGGGCTTCTCTCCCACAGATGGCTTCCAAAACCAGGAGGCGAACCAAGTTAGCATCTACTACATTTGATATATAAATCCAATGGATTTACTTATCAGATTTTGACAAGTTTGGCCTGAAGAGCAAACATCTTCTTCGTATCTTTCTTGATTTGACCCTCGGCCTTTTTGACACCCTTTGTCAATGCAACAATTTGGTCATCAAGCTTTTTGCGCTTCTCATCCTTCTTGACTTCGGCGGCAGTCTTTGCTTTTTTCGGCATTATATTAATATCTTAGAAAAAAA